CTCTCCTCCCAGTCATAACTTCTCCTTTCCTCTTCCACCTCCCTCATCCACCTCTCCCCCTCCCCTCCCCCACTTGTGGGGGAGGGGCTGGGGGAGAGGGTGCGGCGGGAAGACAGCGCGGCCAAGGGCATGTCATGGATAAGTGGGCGCAATATCGGCTCATCGTCCGTCGGTTGCCGGATACCTAACTGCTCAAACACCCAAGCGGTCGGTATCGGTACGCCGACATTCACCAGCGCCGGTAGCGCCTGTGCCAGATGGGCAATATCGGCCGTCTCGCGCCGCTCAAAGCTAAAGCGCGGGGTGCGCCTTTCGTGTGCGCCGCTGCGGTTGACGAGCAGCAGCGGCCAGAGCACATCGCGCGTGAGTGTGGCGGCAAGCTGTCTGGCATCGGCGGCGAGCAAATCATGGCGCACTTCGTTATGCACTTGCCCCAAGGCATAAGCCCCGCCGCCTGTGGCACTGGTGGAACTGGTCAGCGTGCCGCCCAAAACGGCTTTGCTGATGGCCTCGTCGCACAGGCGCTGCATGGCCAGAAACGGCCCTTCGCTGCCGTTACTGGCTTGCTCAAACTCAATCGCCATGCTTTCCGGGATTATCCCCGCTGCCGCATGGCCTAAGCCGGTCACGGCGCGCAGCAAATCGGACTTTTCCTTTTCGCCGGTGCCGGGCGGGTATTTGCCCAAACGTATCGGCAGGCCGTAGATTTCCAGCATCTGCGCCAAGTCCGAGACCGAATAATGCTTAAACAGGTACGGCCAAGCCAGTGTTCTAAACAGACCCGCGCGTGCCACGCTACCGCTTTTCGCGTGCGGTTTATGGACTATCCAGCCCAGCGGCTGTAAGGCTTCACCTTCGGGCGTGCCATTGCGCAAACGCAGTGCATCGGCTTTGCCTTGCGCCAAACAAAACCAGCTTGGCGGGCGGTGGTAGAAGGCACCCGGTAGCCAGTGATGACCGCTGCGCTGCCATTCAATCTCCACGGCGGCAAAGCCTTGGCCGATACCGTCCAACAGGTCAAGCAGCAGGTCTTCAAGGTTATCGGCATCTTGCAACACATCGGTTAAAAAATCGGCATCGGCCTGTTCGGCGGCGCTGGCATTACTCGGCGCTTGGATACGAAAGGCCAGGCTGATAACGGCGCGTTTGCGTTTGCCGATTTCCGCCATCAGGTGCGCGTCGCGTTCCTCCATATCCATAAAGAGTTCGGCTTGCGCTTTAAGCTGGCCCTGTTCGGCATCTTGCAAAATCGTGGCGAGCTTGGCCGGGGTTAGCCCCTTGGCCGGATGTTCGGCAAATTCGCGGTAGAGTGCGCCTAATTTGGCGCTTTGCGGTTCTTTGAGCGTGGCCAGCGTTTGGCTTTTAGACAGCGGCCTGCCGTAGGCATCGACAAATGGCACCATTACCAGCGTCCTCCAAAGCGTCCGCCGTTATCGACAACATCCCCATCGTCCCAGCCATTGGCCGAATGCTGGCTCTCGGCAAACCGCCCGCGTGCGCCGCTTCTTCGCGCGACCAAGGTCGCTTCAATCGGGGCGCTGCCGGTGGTGGCGAGCATCCACAGCATATGCAAGGCATCCGGGCCGTCGTCGTGGTCGGCCAGCGGGAAGTGTTTAAGTTGCTGTATCAGCGTGCTTTGGCTCGCGTGCAGGCGGATTAAACCAGCGGCCATCGGCGGTTGCAGGCTTTCAATGCGCAGCGCTTTATCGGCACGCGGCAGTACCGCGCGGGCGGGGATGGGTACGCCCGCCTGCTGCCCGCGTTTAATCAGTTCAGTGCGTAAAAATTCTTGAAACTGCACCGCTTCAATCCCCCACATGGCGCAGTGGTATTGCCGTTGCAGGGCGATAATCTCGCTGATAATCACATCCGGCAGGCGCTTTTTAATGCTGGCCTCGACCACATCGAGCACGCCGCTTTGCCGGTCGTAGCCGCCGATTAAAATGGCCGACGGGTCGCGGCCTTGGCCTGCCCGCCCCAAACTCGGGTCACACGCGCCAAAAAACACCCAGTGGGGTTTTTGCGAGACCCAAAATGTGATGGCATGGGCAAAGGGCGCGTTATCGCCCTGCAGCGGGTCGTTTTGCATCTCCGAGTCAAAGGCGGCCAGCCCATCGCGGGCGCGTTTGGTCATTAGCGTGTACAGCGGTTGACCTTCCGGCCAGCCCAGTACCGCGCCTTGTTCCATTTCGGCTTGATAGCGCTGATAAAACGCCAAGGCTTCGGTCTGGCCTTCATTGAGCAGGCATTCTTGCCAGCGCTCCCATAAATCCATGCGGGCCGGCCATTGATTGACCGCGCGAAAGGTTTTGCGCGTCCACAGTGGGTTAGCCAAGAGGCGGGAGAGCAGGCTGTCGTAGTGCAACAGCGTGCCAATCACTATCACGTCCATGCTGTCATCGGTTGCGCCTAATGACAGCACGGTTTTTTGCAGCCACTGCTCCAGCTTGTCGCGCTGCTGTGGGTTTCTTACGTTTTCGTCGTTTTCCAAATCATCACAAATCACGAGGTCAGGGCGGTGCGGGCCGTGGCGGCGGCCGCGCAGCTTTTTGCCGCTGCCGAACACTTCGATTTTCACCCCACTTTGCGTAATGACGCGGTTTTGCCGCTCGCTCTGGCTTTCGCCGGTTTCCCCCACAAAGTCCATCAGCAAACGCGCGTTGCAGGCCAGTTCCGCCTTAATCGCCTCCAGCATCGTGGCCGCCTGCTCAAAGGCATCCATAATCAGGATGATGTAGTGCTTGCGGCGCGTGACCACGCACCAGAGCACAAAAATCTGGCTAATCAGCGTGGACTTGGCATGCCCGCGCGGCGCGGCAATGGCTTCGTGGGCACCTTTGTCCTGCCCGATGATTTGCGGCAGGCGGGTAAATAAATAGCGGTGCAGTTCGGCGGGCGGTTTTTTTAAGTAATGCGGGAAGTAGGTTTGCGCAAAGTAGGCAAAATCGGCCAGTGCCTGCTCGCGGCGGGCAAGGCTGGCGGCCGGGTTTGCGTCAAAGCCGGTCACTTGCGCTTCAATCTGCGCACGAAACTGCTGCCCTAAGCGCTCAAGCCGCGCGTTAAATTCTTGTCGGTTCATGGCGTAAGCTCCCGTTGCAACTGCTCGCCAAAGGGCGCAAGGATTTCGCCAAAGGCCAGCGCGTGCTGCGGGTAGCGTTTGGCGACAAAGTCCGCCAGTTTTTCCAGTACCTGCATGCCAATGGCCAGCGCACTGGTCTCCGGCAGCGCCTTTTTACTGGCCGCGACGGCTTTGTTGTAGGCATCGGCGAGGCTGGCCAAAAGCTGCACCTTGACCGGCGAAGGCTGCTCGGCATCGTTTTGTACCGCTTCCATCGTCGCCTGCAACTGCGTCACCAAGCCCACCAGCACTTGCCGCGCGACGGCTTCCAGACCACCTCCGGCAATCAACTGGGCGCTTTGTGCTTTGTCCCAATCGTCACCGGCCAAAAGGGCGGCTTGCTTCCAGCGCCGCGCGGTGCCATAGGCCACGCCGTGCATGGCGGCGACCACCTCCAGCGACAAACGCCCCTGCACATAGCTCGCCCGCAGCGCGTCGCGCGTTTCAACCGGGTGCGCCATTACCCTCTCCCCCGCCCCCTCTCCCGCACGCGGGCGAGGGGAGACAAACACGCCTCTACTGGCAAGGGAGCCAGAACCTCCCCTCTCCCGCTTGCGGGGGAGGGGCTGGGGGAGGGGGTGCGGCGGCAAACGGTCATCATGCGTTAGCGCCCTAATTTCAGGCGTGCCACGCAGATGCCGCAGGAGACCAAGGCTCGGGACACTTGCCGCATTTCTTTTGTCACAGCATCGGACGATGGTTTGGCACAGGCGGCGCGGCGGGATTGTTCTAACGCTTTTGCCGATGGGGTTTTCATCGCTGGGTTTCCTGTAGATAGCGCACTAACGCGCGGTGCAAGGCGGCGCAGTGGCCGTATTGGTCGTAAAGCTGCTTGAGGGTTAATACCAGCGCGTCCATGCCGTTATCGTCCAGACCCAGCGGCAGCGGGCAAGGCTGCACCAGTGCCGCCGGTAGCGGCGCGTGCAGCACCGGCGCGGGCGGCTTCAAGCTGCTGCACGAGGCTTGCAGACAAACGGCAATCAGCACGCAGGCTCTGGCTTTCGGCCAAGCTGCGGCGCAAAAGGCGGGTGCTTTGTTCATGGCTTTTTTCGGCTTGTTGCAGGGACTGGATATGTTGCTGGCTGGCCGCTTCGGCTTTGGCTAAGGCGCTGTGGTAGCGGGCAAGCTGTGTTTGCACCGCTTCCAGTTGGTTTTGCGTACTGCGCTTTTGTTCAAAATCAAGACCGTTCAACCAGCCCAGCAGGTATAAAGCGCCCGCCAGCAATCCAAAAAATAACGGGCTGCCCAGCTTGCCCGCCAGCCATCCGGCCCATTGGCCCATCATAAAAGCGCCTCTTCGGCGGCAGCGGCGATTTGTGCAGGGATATAGGGCATTTGGCCGTTTTCGTGCTGAACAATGGCTTTTAGCAAGGCTTGCAGCGTGCGGTTATTAAGCGGCAGCGGGCTGTCGGGCTTGACCCGCAGTGCGTCGGCGACGGCGTTGATATAGGCGCGGGTGTTGTTCTCGGTGCTCGGCGCATAGCGGGTTATCAGCTGGCTTACGGTAGTTAAGCCATAACGGCGGTAGTAGTTTTTCAGCAAAACCGCCAAGGCGCGAAGCCCATAATGCGCCGATTGAAAGCGGCAAAAACGCGCTTCTATGGCCGGGTCATGCGGCAACTGCCCGCGCCACTTATTCGCGGCGTGATAT